AGAGAGTTGATTATGCTACCGAAACTTTAAGAGTAGTTACCCCCGTTGATACAGGGGAAGCTCGAAGTAATTGGAAAAGCGAAACTCATAAAGACAAAGATGGTTTTGTAAATGGAACTATTTATAACAAAGTAGAGTATATTGAATACTTGAACAAAGGACATAGCAAACAAGCACCTCGTTATTTTATTGAACAGGTTCTGTTTACAATTGGATTAATCACCCCTAAATAAACTAATCTTGCCCCCTGATGGCTTCTCATAATCGAGATGTAATTAGGGGGCAATTTTATTAAGGAGAAGCCATGAGTGGTGTAGAGATTAGAGTACGTTCCAATAGTACTCAAGCCCGTAGGGATTTAAATAATTTAGAGAAATCAATTGGCAGCATAGATAGAAACGTAAAAGGCTTAACAAATGCCTTCAAATCCCTTGCTGTTGGTATTGGCGCTGCGTTTGCAGCAACCTCTGTTACAAGAGGCATTAACCGAACTACTGACTCTTTAACAAGTATGGAGAACAGGGTTGCCCTTGTAACCGGACGTACAAAAGAGTTAAACACAACACTAGACAAACTATACAACATCTCAAGAAGAACAGGTCAGCCAGTTGATCTTGCCGCTGAAACTTTTAACAGATTTGGTCTAGCGTTACAGGGCGCAGGTAAGAGCTCTGAAGATATTCTTAAGGCTGTTGAGTCTGTAAACAAATCTATTGCTATTTCTGGTGGTTCAGTTGAATCTGCTCGTGCTGCCTTGACTCAGCTTGGTCAGGGTTTGGCTTCTGGAACACTACGGGGTGAAGAACTTAACTCTGTTCTAGAACAAGCCCCTAGACTAGCACAAGCTATTGCAGACTCAATGGGCAAGCCTCGTGGCGCTCTTAGGAAGTTAGCAGAGCAAGGTGAACTAACTACTTCAGTTGTATTCGATGCTTTGCTATCCCAATCTGAAAAATTAAACCACGAATTCTCTACACTTGAAATTACTTCTGCACAGGCAATGACTACTTTGAAAGATCAAGTTGGTCGTGTAACAGGAGAAATAAGTAAACAGCTAAATATTACCTCTAGTTATACAGACAAAATACTTCGGCTATCTTCGTATATTGAAGCAAATAAATCACAAATAGTTGGCTCAGTGTCGGATACTATTCTCAACTTTAAGAATAGCTTTAACGGGATTATTTCAGTTGCGTCTGGGCTTGGCTCAGTTATTGGCTCAATTATTCAACGTGCAGTCGATGCCTTACCACGCTTTGTGTCTCCAGTAAGGACGTTCTTCCAACAAGTCTCTGCAGCTTTGCAAGCGTTGGATTTGACTGTCTTTGCCTTTGCAAACAGAACAGCAATTAAGTTAAAAGCAGCCCTTAGTAAGGTGATTGGAACAGGATTCCAAGGTGCATTCTCAAGAATATTCAACTCTAAGAGTTTAATAGAACTTGGGGAAAATCTAAAGGGGTTGTCCTATGCTATTGATACCTACGGTAAGCGATGGTACAACATTGGTAACAGGGTTGAAACAACTTTTAGAAAAGTTACTTTTGGGTTTATTAAACTAGGAAGATACTTTGGTGTTTTTAAACAAGACTTAACCACATTTAAGTACGTGTCTTTTGAACGCTTTGGTAAGTCCTTAGTTGTTATTGAAAGAGCTTTTAAAAGAATATCAAGTATTGTTTCTACTTCTAAAATTTATGTAGCCTTTAGAGTTGCCATAATCCAGCTAGCCCAAGGCTTCAGAATTCTAGGCAATTCAATTGATAATACTTTCAATAACTCTTTTACTAAGGGTTTCAAAAGCCTTAGCAACCTAATGTCTCAAGTTAAAAGTATTGCAACTTCAGCACTAGGGGATACTGTTAAAATTATAGAAAAATCTATTAATTTTATTGAGAGAAAATTCTTTTGGTTGTACGACGAAGTTATACAAAACTCTTGGTGGACAGACCTTATGGAAGGTGTTTTAGATAAAGCACAAGAGTTTCTTCCAAAAACTTTAGCAGTTGTTAAAAACTTTGCAGGTGGCGTTTCAAATTACTTTAAAGACCTGTATGCTTTGTGGTCTTTCAAAGACTTAGATACAGACATAAACTTTAAATTAACAGTATCAAGCATAAACCTAAAAGCATTAAAAGCAAGAGACTACGTAGTAGACATTGCAGGCCCGCTTGCATCGAGTCTTTCAAATGGGTTCTCAGACGCTTTTAATACTTTAAGAAAACAATTCCCAGCAGTTGCAGGTTTTATATCTGTGCTAGCTGCGGGCGCACTATCAAGGGCGTTTGCACCTAGCCTGTATACAAACTTTTTATCAAAGTTTAACCCACTACTCTATCTTACTGTTTTTACAGCAGTTGTAACAGCTTTCGATAACGCTATTCTTAAAAGCGGTTTCTTCGAGTCTGTTGCCTATGGCTTGGGTAACACTGTTGGTGCAGTTATCAATAGTATTGTGAGCAACATTCCTCAGATACTGCAAGCACTCACAAGAGTAGCCGTAGCCTTTGGGGAGGGTTTAGCTGATGCTATCGGTAACAGTATAATCGGACTCCCTGCAAAGATACTTTCCTTCGTACCTGGCGGTGGTCTACTAACAACCCTACTTTATGGTGGTGTCGCAGCGGCGGTGTTCTTTAAAGGGGTAAGGACTGCTTTCTTGGGTTTTGCAACTTCCGCCCTAACCGTATTGGGTGCAAAGCAAAAGACAGGCATACTTTACGACTTGTTTGTTGGTAGTAACCCTGCTGTTGCTAGGAAACAAATCATAGGTGCAAGTAAAGATCAACTTGACAGCCTATCACAAGACCTTGCGCAAAGAAGCAAAAGAAGAGGTTTAACCGCTCTAGCTTCCTTAAGTGGATATATTATCGGCGCTGAGATGTTGCTAGGGGATTTGATAGGTACAACAGGGGCTGCTATTGTTGGTATCGGCGCTTCTGTAATGCAGCAAGCTGTACTAGGGGACCCTGCCAAGGTTAACGCGATTGTTTCCACGTTTAATAGCGTGTTAAGTGGTGTCATATCAAAGGTGTCTTCTATTAATGTTAGCAAAGTATCAGGCATCCTCTCTAACATTTTTGACTTAAGTTCTGTAAAATCATCTCTCGCAAAGATGTTGGCTATAAACCTGTCCTCTTCTAACATTTTCGTTAAAGTGTGGAAGTCTGCTACAGACAGGTCCGCTCGCTTTTTTGGTAACTTTAGCAAAACAGCGGCTATTAGAATTGCGAAAATCGGCGCTTTAGCCGTTCTTGCAACTGCAGTGACTTCAACGTTTGCAAAAGCTAGTGATGGTACGGACGGTAGCACCTCGGAAGATGGTATCTTTAATGGCGTCTTAACTCTTGGTATAACCGCTCTTATTCTATTTGGCGACACTATTGTGTCAAAAACCATACCAGCAATCAAAGGTCTATTTTCTATTCTTGCTAAGTCAACTCCTTTCTCTGCGATTAAAGCAGGGTTTCAGAGGTTATTAACAGCATTCTTGGGGTTTGGAGCTACAGCTGGCGCAGCATTTGGTGCGGGCTTTAGCGCAGCTCTCAGCGCTTTCTTTGCAGCTATTCCGATTCTAATTATTACTGCTATAGCTTCCGCTGCAATCTTACTAACCGGAGGGATTGCGGCTTATATCTTTGGTGAGGGCGATACTATTAAAGATCGCATCAAGGACAGTCTTACTCGTTTTGGTGTCTTCTTTAGACTTATCAAAAAAGATGCGCTATCAACAAGAGAGACTATTAGAAAAAGTTTAAGTGTTTCAGCAAAAGAAGCAAAAGGCTTGAAGAACAAAGACTTACTTAAAGGTTCTAATGAGCTAACCTTTTCTCTTGCAAGCGCCTCTTTAGTTGGCCGTTCTAATAGCGAGTTACTAACTCTAGAAAAACTAGCAAGAGAACAAGCAAACCTTACTAAAGACGGTAATAGAGAAGTTGCTGTTTTTGGCAGACTAACAGAAGCAACTCGTTTAAGGATTGAAGAAAACACCAGAGAGACCGCTGACCTTTTGGCTAAGGGCGAGGGATCAACCACTGAAGGTGTAACAACCGATGTTTCTACAAAATTAGGAGACGTTTTAACTCAAGCAATTGGTGGTGTCGGTTGGGCAGAGGTTATCCGAGAGGGGGTCAATGAAGGGGGACTGGATCCTCTTAAGCTCAGGATTAAAGAGGGTATTACTGGCGCAAGTGTTACAGAAGACCCAACAAAAGGCAGAGAGCTTACACTACAAGAACGGCTCTTTGCTCAGTTGTCGTCTGGTAAATATGATTTTGAGGAAGTAGCAAGTCGGCAAGCCTTTGCAGCAGATGCCTTAATGGCCCTCGGCGACGATCTTCCTCAATACTTCAAAGACATTCTACTAACTCTCTCAACAACCAAGGGTGATTTGACTGGTGAAATGGTGGATGCCGTTTCCTTGGCACTGGCAGAAGGTAACGACTTTAGTCAGATTGCTGACAATAAGGGGGCTATCGCTCTTTGGATTAGAGCACTTATGGATCCTCTAGCAAAAGAACTCCCTGCTGCTCTTCAAGAAAATTTTGATACTGCAATAAAAAGACAAGGTTCGCTTAACAAGTTCTCGGAGATGGCTGCTTTTAGAGAAGCCTTCTTTACTGACTTGGAAATCTTAACTCAGAAAAGCTTTAAAACTAACCTTGAAAGAGCACCTTTCGATCAAGGTGAAGTTAGTGGCATAAATGAGCTTATGAGAACTAGGACTAACCTTATTACCAGTAACACTCCTGATTTTAATATTGATGAGTTTACTTTACTAGGTGCTGATGAACAACAAAAAGCCCTAGCAGAGATGTTTGGGGGTCTTTCTGACACTATCTTAGCTAAGATATACCAACTTGATTCAGACATTGCAGCAGCAACTGAAAGCGCCATGGCGGTTCGTCGCCCTGTAGCAACGGATACTGTTGGCGTGTTGTCTCAAGCCTCTGAGCAAAATGCTTCTATTTCTTTTGCGGAAGGTATGAACCTAGATAGCGTAAAGCAAGGTTTAACAGAAATCTACAATCTTGAATTTGAGATTGCTAAAATTAAACCTTTTGCCAATACCCCCGCTGAGCTAGAAAGACTTAACGCTCTTACCACTGAACTTTCAACCGCTCAGAAAACTCTCGGAGACAACGCAGCTTTTATTTCAACAAGCTTCTCTAACGTGACTGACAAAATTACAGTTGCTAAAAGTGCTTTTGACCAGTTTGGAAGCCAGTTTGGCCAAATAAGTCAGACAAACTTGTTTGCCGTTGACCCAGCTGAGATAGACAATATCGCACAGCTTAAAGCCAACTACGACACTCTAGCTCTAGCCATCCAGCAAGCTAAGGATGCGGGCGCTATTATTGATCCTTCGGAAGTTGCCCTTCTAAATAGTTATGGGGTACAGATAACCGAAATAACAACGAGGTTGTCAGCGGCCTCACAGCCTACCCAACTCTTGTCTGATGCTTTCTCTAGGTTTGCTAATGTAGAATTTGACCTTAATAAAGTTCTACAGCTAGATTCGGCAACGCTTAAGAAGATTACGGATGCTCAAACAGAAATTGCAGTACTTACTGCGGTTATCGCAGCTGCTGCGGCAGCGGGCTCTCTCCCTAGTCCTGAACAAGCTGCAGCGCTGTTAGCAAAAGAAGTTGCTCTAAATACCATTGTTGACTCTATAAGAACAAACTTAATTAAGCCAACAGACTACACGGGAGCTGGTGGAGGAGACACTGAAACTGTATTTGAAAAGTTTGTTGGTTCACTAAGTGATAGCGGTTTTGCGCTTGATATTGAAATGGCAGCTTCTCTCTCTAGAAAAGCAATTAACTCCTTGAAAGGCCCTCTCTCACAAATTGAAAAGGCACAAAAGGCTATTGTTAATTCGGCACTAGGTGACAGTAAGGCGAGACAAGCTTCTCTTGTAGCAATCCGCGCCCAAAAACTTGAGATCTTAGATATCTTAACTCAAGGTAGCGTGGCCCAAGCAAACGAAGCTTACTCTGCCTTTGGACTAGATCCTGAGCAAGTTGGTAAAAGTGCTCAAGCAGAAACCATCGGAAGGCGTATACTTGATTTACAACTTCAGCTAAACGATGCTTCTAATCTGGATTATGAGACAAAATCTAATATAATCAGAGAGCTAGAATACCAACAAGAATTGTTGGCTAACATAACCTCTGACTCAATGGCAGCTTCTGATAATATTAGAAGTGCCTTTGCAGAGAGTTTTAAATCACTCCTTAAAGGCGAAAGCTCTATGAAGGGTTTCTTTACAAGTTTGCTTGACTCTATAAGTGAGAACATTATTGATACTGTCGTAGATTCCTTTACACAGGCTTTCTTTAGAGCTTCTAATCTAGACACAATGTTTGATACTTTCTTTTCTAAGCTTATGGGCAGCGCTTCTAGTGTTGGAAACAATGCTGGAATTGAGGTCAAGACAGGTATTGAAGCCGGTCTGGAAGGTATGGAAGACGGCGGTCTACTTTCTGGTCTCTCTGCAGGGTTTACAAGCATACTTGGCTCTCTTGGTAAGGGTCTTTCTAGTATCTTCGAAGGGCTCTCTGGGATGTTCAGCGGCGGCGGAGGTTTCCTAAGTTCTATACTTGGAGCCTTTAGTGGTGCTCCGCTTCACACTGGTGGTATTGTTCAAATGAGATCTGCGGGAGGCCTTATTAACCCCAATATTGGACAAGCAGGTAAAGATAGTGTACCTGTTATGCTTACCCCAGGTGAGTATGTTTTGCCAAGTCAACGGACTGCGGAATTGCTAAAAAGTAACTCTGGAAATAATGGCAGCAATCAAACAGTAGTTAACCTTTCTGTAACAGGAGACATTTCTAGACAAACTCGTAAAGAGATTATCAAGTTGATGCCTTCTATTGCCCAAGGTGTGAACTCTCAGAATAAAGAGAACAACTACCGTCGATAACTATTTTATCAAAATAAAACTTAATGGTCACCCTTCGGGGTGGCCTTTTTTATCAAATACGTCAGCAAAAAACTACACAGAAAAGTGAGAAAAACAAGGCATCTATAATGATATAACAATATAT